CAGACTTATTGACACGCTCGACAACCTGACGGTCTGTAACGCGAGGGAGGATGCACAGTTTATGCTCCGCAAGGATGGGAGCCATTGCATTGTAAACATCGTCAATACCGCGAAACTGGTATCTCTGCGCTTCGTTAGTTCTCTGTTTGGCAATCCCTGCTTTCGAGATCGCGCTCATCACCTTGCTTATTGCTTCGTAAACTTTCTGCATATCGTTTTATCCTGTAAAAACGTTCTATCTTATAAACAGGAACATCATCGTCCCATACAAAATCCCAAACACTATCGCCACTAACCAATCTATCAATAAGCTGATCTTCTTCTCTTTGCCTATCGTGTTCATATAGCATCCTGTCAAAATAATAATCTTCGTTCATATTTCACCTCGTTTCACCACTATATACGCCCTAAAACACAACGCTACAGCCAGCAGACGAAAGGTAGGTTTTACACGATGAGCGGCAAATCACCAACATCACGCAGCCTAGAGAAACTCAGGCAAGACGGCTATCTCTGTCAGATCGTCGAGAAGTGGAACCCACATGCTCGCATCAGGCAGGACCTATTCGGAATTGGCGACATCTTAGCTATCAGGGACACGGAGACGCTGCTGGTGCAGACCACAAGCCGAGGGAATGTCAACGCAAGGATAAGGAAGATTGAGGAGTCGGAGCATCTGCCAGCGATCCTTAAGGCAGGATGGCGGATCGAGGTTCACGGATGGGGCAAGTTAAAAGCCGGGTGGACTTGCAAGGTGTTTGAATTCTGATTTAGACTCAAGATTGTTTTATCGCATCGGCTAGGTTAGCTACCGAAAAGCAGACTCTTCACCTGCCTGCCGTTTGCACCTCATCAGTGAAGATGACTTTTTGAAGGAAAGTCTTATGCAGATCAAGAACTGGTCGAAGTTTCAGCATTTTCGCGACCGCAAACCACCGTGGATCAAGCTCTATCGTGACATTCTGGACGATAGGGAATGGCATAACCTTGAGCCAAAAGCAGCCAAAACGCTTGTCATGCTTTGGGTTATAGCTAGCGAGGACGATGGTCGTTTGCCCGACGAAGAAACCTTAGCTTTTAGGCTTAGATTGTCCATTCAGCAGCTGAGAAATGACATTTCAAGGCTAGATCATTGGCTGGTACGAGATGATATCGACTTGATATCAAGTGAATATCAACATGATGCTCTAGAGAGAGAGACAGAGAAAGAGACAGAGAGAGAGGCAAACAAACTCCCCAAAGCTACGCGTCTCCCCGAAGATTGGATGCCGAGTGCAGACGATCTGGCTTTTATGGCAAAGGAAAGACCGGATCTGAATCCACAGCATGTCATTTTTAGTTTCAAAGCGTACTGGCTAGAGAAGAAAGGCCGAGATGCGGAGAAAAGGGATTGGTCACGAGCTTTCAAGAATTGGGTACTTAGAGAAAAGCGTGGCAATGCAGTTCAAGTTCAAGTAAGCAGCCCTTCAAACATGAACGATCTAAATCGGAGGGCAACGTAATGAAAGGCCACGACTTCGTCAACAACCTACAGCTTGCAGGCAAACCACCTAAAGCTGTTTTTATCGACTTTGTTGGAAAGCCAGACGATGACCCGGAGTATCCCGTTGTTGTCGTTGAGCCTAAAGACCGAGACTTTAGGTGGGTCAGAGGATTACGGGTGCATGTCAATGGAGGCGATCCTGACCACGTCCACTCTATCTTGCAAGCTCTGAAAATATGTGCCCCGGCCCGCGTGATTGCTAACTACGGGCCCGGTCTGTATTGGGACTCGGAGGTGGACGCATGATGCACTACCACGGCACACCAATTACGCCGAGATCGGTGTTAGAAACGCTTGCTGGTGAGAACTTCTGTATTAGCTATGCAGAACCGAGAGACTTAAAAGTCTGTCTAAAAATCGGTCAATCACTCATGTTAGATAACGGCGCTTTCTCTGCAAAAACACGGGGCATACCGTTTGATCCTAAAGGTTTTTATGATTGGCTAGATCCAATTTTGGGTCATCCGCATTGGGGTGTCGTTCCTGATGTCATTGACGGTAAAGAGGAAGAACAGAGACAACTAGTTAAAAGCTGGCCTTACCCCAAATCACTCGGCGTTCCTGTCTGGCATTTAGGTTTATCTCTCGACTATCTTTGCGAGCTTGTTGATAACTGGGGCAAGGTTTGCTTAGGTTCGTCTGGCGAATACTGGAATGTCGGTTCACAGAAATGGCAGTCTAGGATGGATGAGACTTTCAATCATTTGTCTAAAGTGTTTGGCAGATTGCCGTGGACTCACGGTATGCGAATGCTCGGTCAAGGTCTTGAGCGCTGGCCTTTATCAAGCGCTGATTCCACAAATCTTGCGCTCAATCACAAATCAATGAAAGAGTGTGCGTATTGCATCGCAAAGCGCATTGACTCTGAAAACCCAACAACACAATGGTCGTTAAGACCTGTACAGGAGCATTTATGTTTTTAGCTATCGGTGTTTACGCATTTGCAATGACCGCAGCAAACTTAAGCGTAGCGGCATTTGGTCCAGCAATCAGTCCGCTTAATGCGTTTCTGTTTATAGGACTTGATCTTGTGCTCAGGGATTGGCTGCACGTTAAATTAAAGCTGTGGCAGATGGGAGCTCTCATAGCATCTACAGGTTTTTTAACTTATTTGCTAAATCCTGCGTCAGGAAAGATTGCCATCGCATCTGCGGTTGCTTTTACAGCAGCGGCGATAGTTGATTGGTTTGTCTTTGCAAAGCTAAAAGGATCGTGGGTAAAGCGAGCGAACGGATCAAATGTAGCTGGTGCTGCGGTTGATTCCATCATCTTTCCGACTTTAGCTTTTGGTGTGCTGATGCCTCACATTGTCTTGTTACAGTTTGCCGCAAAGGTTTTTGGTGGATTTTTGTGGTCGATGATTATTAGGAACAAAGCATGATCCTAGAAAACCTCGATTACAAGGCGTGGTACGAGCAGATGGAAGCATCTGTGAAAGTCAGGCCTGCCGCGGATTGTATGGACGACCTCATAGAAGAAATGAGGAACCCGTCCGAAGAGCCAAACATCGTCATGCCGTTTGAAAAACTCGCAGACAAGTTCACCTACCGCTTAGGTGAGGTCACTGTGCTTGCGGGGCAAAACGGATCTGGCAAAAGCCTTCTCGCGGGACAGATCGCTCTTCACCTGATCCATCAAAACCAAAAGGTAGTGATCGCTTCATTTGAGATGAAGCCCGTTCGGACACTCAAGCGGATGGTGAGGCAGTGGTCGCGGATGTCATTCCCGACATTACAGGCTCACGAGAAGTTCAAGGAATGGGTTAAAGACAAACTTTGGTTCTACGATGTACAGGGAACTGTAAGTCCGCCTCAAGTCTTAGGAGTCGGGGTTTACTGCAAGACGATGTTGGGTTGCCAGCACTACTTCATTGACAGCCTAATGAAGTGCGTGAGAGGCGAGGACGATTACAACGCACAGAAAAATTTTACCGACGAGCTTTGCGGCCTTGCGAGAGATCAGAATATTCACATTCATCTTGTCCACCATATCAGGAAACAGTCGGATGACAACAGAACACCCTCTAAAAACGATTTAAAGGGCTCTGGGAGCGTCGCAGATCAAGTGGACAACGTAATCCTCATGCACAGAAATAAATCGAAGGAGCGCGATTTTGAGGCCAATGGTGTAGTGGACCATTCCATCCCTGATGCCTTCCTATCTTTTGAGAAACAGAGGAACGGTGAATGGGAGGGCGTTGCGAAGCTCTGGTTCGACAGACAGAGCCAACAATACGTTCAAGAAGTTGGGGGATTGCCTACCGATTATCAGCTCAAATCAGCCGACCATCGGTAAATGCTTTATAGGAAAAAGCAGGCTTACGACAATCTGATTTTACGGAGGCGATATGGAACCAACGAAAGAGTTAGCAAAACACCCTAACTGGCCGTTTCAGCAGACGTTAGTTAAAAGCAAGTGGGTTAAGAAAAAGAAAGTCACAAAGCGTGACATTTTGAAAACCATAGAGGAGTCACCATTTTGAACCACACAGAATTAGTCACTGCACTTGCAAAACCCGGATGCGACATCCTTGACGATCTCAGCCCGGATCAAGCCTTTGTTCTTCACATGTCCATCGGAGTTTCTGGGGAAGCTGGAGAGCTTTTGGACGCAATCAAGAAGTGGGCGATTTATCAGAAACCCTTAGACATCGACAACGTGATTGAGGAATTGGGCGACATTGAGTTCTATCTTGAGGGCATAAGACAGAAGCTCGGCCTCAACAGAAACAGAATCCTTGAGCACAATATCGAAAAACTGAGAAGGCGCTACGGCACGAAATATACAAACGAAGCAGCGCAAAGGAGAGCAGATAAATGAGTCTTACAAGACTTCAGAAACAGGCAAAGATTGATCGAGGATTAGCCTGTCTTAAATACATGCAAAAGAGAATTGGCCCGGTGACAGTAAAAGAGCTGGCCGAAAAGCTGAAGATAAGCCCAAAGTTGATCCAAAACGCGTTAATGCCTTTATTAGCTGAGGGCAAGATCACAAGGAGACTTCTTTCACATCAGTCATCGGTCGCTAAAAAGATTGGCAGGGCATACGGTTATAACGCAGTCGAAATCAAGTTACAAAACAGAAACAAACCTTTTCTATGGAATAACCCTTTTGGAATTCAACATGAAAAAACAGGAACCGAAACAAGAGCGTGATTGGGTCAAAGTGTATCTCTACGAGAAGATCACTATTGTTCCTCACTACGTCAAAAAGAACGTGTTTGTGCTTCCCGGTGAACGCGAGATCGACGAAGAAACATTAGTGGACGCTGGCGCATTTCAAGCAGCGACGTACTTATGGCCGAGATAAAAGCGTACATAACCGGATTCCGAGACGGGCATTGCTTCATACAGCCGACTGATCCCGCTGTCGCGCTTCCAGTTGGCGCAGCTCTTTCTTACTCAAAAGAATGGGTCGGGCTTACTAACGATGACATTCACGACGCGTTTTGCCACGCTGAATACGATGCCAATCAGGACTGGAACGACGACCCTGAGGGCTGGTGCAAAGCGTTTGCTAACTATGTTGAAGCCAAATTAAAGGGAAATAATCAATGAGCAAACAAGAACCTGTAGCGCATGTTTATCGGATTGAAGCAAATGGTAGACCTTGTGTCGCATGGGATGACGCAAGTGAAATTAAGGTTGGCGCAAAACTTTACGCTGCACCGCGTGAATGGGTTGGGCTGACGGATGAGGAACACGACAGCATAAAACACAATTATCACAACCTGACGTGGACCCTTGAAATGTTCGCCAGAGCCATTGAACAAGCCTTGAAGGAGAAGAATCATGGATAGAGAAGAATACAACCGACTATTTCACAAACACAAACTCAATCTTGTAGCTTTTAAACCGTTGAATGATTGTGACGAAGAAGTTTTGAAGTTGGTAAACGCAGCGATTGAGGCTGAAAGAGAGGCGTGTGCGAAGGTGTGTGATGAGAAAGTGGACGCTGAATATGCGACAGGGAAGGTTGACCATAATGAAATGGCGTGGACGCAAGCATGTGCAATAGCCATCAGAGCAAGGGGTGAGCAATGATGTGGTGCGAACACTGCGGTTACCGGATAGCTATGCGGTGGACATATTGGTGCAAGAAGTGTTTTGCCGAATTTATAAGTGATCGGAAGATCACGGCAAGGAGTGAGCAATGAAAACCCCTAAACGCATCTGGGCGCGTGAGATCGCTCGCAAAGAAGCCGACTACTGGGACAGCACGAACAAGCTGCAACGCGAGCGAGGCGAGTCTGAATACACCCTTGAGTGGATGTTTACGTCACTTTGGCTAAAGGGCTTTGAAGCTGGCCGAAGAGATGCAGCTCAAAGGAAGAAAGCGGGTGGCGATGTATGAGCAAATTGAGACAAGCTGCGGAGCAAGAGCCTGTTGAATGTATGTGCGGCATTTGCAAGCTCGGCAAACGTGAATGGGTTGGGCTGACGGATGATGATTATGAGGAATTATTAAGGACTAGGGATTGGGGTGTTTATTTGATTGAAGCAGTCGAAGCCAAACTGAAGGAAAAGAATAATGAACGGCGCTGAAATCCAAAGAATGGCGCATAACCTCGGACTTGTTCACCACACCGATCAAGTCAAATGGCTAGTCAAACAGATTCTCCGCAAGCACAAACCGCTGACCAAAACTGAGAAGATCTACCTTGCTCATCTTACCCAGCCTTACTCGCTCATCGAGTTGTCAAAGCACTTCGGCTGCACCACTGAAGGCGCAAGGAAGCACCTAAAAGCACTGATGGCAAAAGGTCTTGTCGATAGAGAGACTCGGTACAAATGGACGGAAGGCAGACACGGAGCGTGGGCGTGGTACTACTTCAAAAAATGAAAGACTACACCGCAGGGCATACCGTGTGGATGACGCCCAAAGACAAAACACCACCATTGGGTTCTAAGATGCTTTTACTGAATCCCGGTGGAGTCTGTGTAATCGGTCACTGGTCAGATTGGGCGGTAGCGTGGGCTCCATTGCCTAAAGTACCTGAGCATATAAAGGCGATGTTATGAACGACCCAGTCAATCACCCCAAACACTACACCGAGCACCCGTCTGGTGTGGAGTGCATCCAAATCACCGAGCACATGAGCTTCAACCTCGGCAACGCAGTTAAGTACATTTGGCGAGCGGATCTAAAAGGTAAGCAAGTCGAAGATCTCAAGAAAGCAGTGTGGTACATCAACCGAGAAATAGAAAGGATAAACAATGGATCTCAAAAAAGCAGCAAGGCAAGCGTATGTGAACAGTCTGACTCAGGATCTTACGGACTGGGACAAAATTGAATTGCAATTTGAAGAGCTAGAAGAAATGTCTGCCGAGCTTGAGGAAAGAAGCAAGGCCCTACTAAAGTCTATAGAAGCATTCAAAAAGGATCTTGATTCCAAACACTGACAGCCGTACAATGAATTTAGACCTCCTTCCCTCTGTTGGTTTGCCCTCGCAATGAGGGCTTTTTTTTAGGTCTCGACATGAAAAAGCATTTTCTGGAAGCACTGCGATCAGAGAAGCCCGCTAAGTCCCCGGGCGAGTTCATTATGTGCTTGCTCCACGGTGTCACCAACGCACACATCCTGCATCTACAGTCTAAGTCTTACGCAGAGCACAAGGCTCTAGGACATTTCTACGATGACCTCGGTGATTTAGTGGACACAGTCGTTGAGCAGTATCAAGGGCTAGAGGCTAAGATCCTTAACTACCCTGTCGAGTACCGAGCGCCAGAACAAACAGCGATAGCCGAGCTTGAGTACATGCTGGAGTATGTGAGGGTTTACCGAAGCTCGATGGGTGATGACTCAGCCATCCAGAACAGTATTGACGAGATCGTTGCGCTCATGCAGTCAACACTTTACAAACTCAGATTCCTTAAGTAATGCCGAGAACCCCGAAGCAAACAACATGTCGAGAGCTCGGTTGTAATAATCCAAAGGTAAACGGATCAACGTTCTGCAATGACCACGGCGGCTCACTCACAGAAACCAGACGATCATTCAATAAGCTGTACAACACAAAGCAATGGAAGCAATTCAGACAGATCCAGCTGTCTAAGCACCCGATCTGCGCTCGATGTCAGTCAGTAGGAAAGATCGCACCAGCCCATCACGTTGACCACATCATCCCGCACAAGCAAGACAGGGACAAATGGATGGGCAATAGGTTCCAAAGCCTCTGCCACGAGTGCCACTCCATAAAAACAGGGCTTGAGAAGAAAGGCGAGGCTCACGATTATGTGAGGGGCGAAGTGATTGCTCTGTAGAATTGGGAATAACTTAAAAAAAAGTGGCGATACTGAAGGGCAAGCGCGGCCCTAACTTTCTGCAAAAGGATAAAACAAGATGGGTAGGACAAAAAAACAGGGAATTCCCTCAGTCGTCATGACTCGCGTGGGGGATCTCATCCCTTACGCAAGGAATTCCCGAACGCACTCAGACGAGCAAGTTGCGCAGATCGCTGCGTCGATAAAAGAGTTTGGTTGGACTAACCCGATCCTGATCGACGGCGAGAAAGGAATCATTGCTGGCCACGGAAGGCTGAAGGCTGCGATGCGGTTAGGCCTCGAGGAAATCCCGGCAATAGAACTGTCGCACCTAACCGAGATTCAAAAGAAAGCGCTCATCATTGCTGACAACAAGTTGGCTTTAAATGCCGAATGGGATACGGAGCTTCTCAGTCTGGAGGTTGAGGAGTTGGAGCTTGAGGGATTAGACTTAAGTCTTACAGGCTTTGGCGAAGAGGAAATAAGCGCACTTAAACCAGAGGTTGTAAACGAGGGATTGACCGACGAGGATGCTGTCCCTGAGCCTCCACCGGAGCCTATTACAAAGCCCGGAGACATCTGGATACTAGGCAAGCACCGATTGATGTGCGGCGATAGCACGAGCGTGGATGCGGTTGATAAATTGTTAAATGGCGCGACTATAGATTTGATTCATACCGATCCTCCTTATGGCATAGGCTATGGAGGGTCTATGAAACTAGGGTCGGAAAAGTTTGGATGGAAACAGCATTCTGGAGGCTGGGATGAAGAAAGGCCTCCAAAAGAATTTTTTGATTTAGCTGAACTGCAATGCAAAGACAGGATTATTTGGGGCGGGAATTATTTTTCAGACTTGTTGCCTCCAACTATGGGATGGCTTGTTTGGGACAAAGGTCAAAGAGGATTTTCTTTAGCTGACGGTGAAATGGCGTGGACTTCTTTTAATAATGCGATGAGAATCAAAGAATATGCAAGGGCTAAGGCAAATCAAGAAGAAAAACATCACGCAACCCAAAAGCCTATTGAGGTCATAGAATGGGCTATAGGATACGCAGACAGGCATGCAAAAAAACAACCGCGACTCATACTTGATTTTTTTGGTGGATCAGGTTCAACTTTAATTACTTGCGAAAAATTGGGTCGCATAAACTTTACGATGGAACTAGACCCAAAATACTGCGATGTCATTGTCAAGCGATGGGAAGAATTCACCGGACAGAAAGCGAGGCTAGAAAATGCAGCGGAAATATCCACCTGAAGTTCACTTAGTACACGGCACAAAGGGAGAGAACACGGGCATCCCATTGCCGGAGAAGGTAAAGATCAGAGTTCCGTTTGCCGAGTGGGCAGACAATCCGGCTTTATTTAACCGCGAGAGGTTTGTAAAAGAGACCGCAGATTACTTGTTCGATGTCTACGGTATCGGTTCAGATCAGGACAGGCACACGCTGATGATGCTTGCCGACCAGCTACAGCTTTACATCGACGCAAGGAAAGAGCAGGCAAAGCATCCTTTAGTGGTTAAGACTAACGGTGGAAAGACTCACGCTCCCAATCCTTACATCAGTCTGGCAAACAAAGCGATGGAGAACTCCATCAAGCTGATGAACGAGATGGGGCTTACTCCGCGTTCTCGATTGGCGGCAAACAAACTTGAGGATGGCTCTAAGATGGGCGAATTCCTTGCGGGGCCTAAGTTCGGCACATGAGAATAGAAGATGGTATTGCTTACGCTGTCGGCATCGTAAAAGGCGAGATCGACGCTTGTCGAAATGTTCGCCTAGCCTGCCAGCGGTTCTTAAATCACATAGAAAACAAAGAGTGGGAATGGGTTTTTGATCCGAGTCCTGTCAATCACTTTCTACAGTTTGCAGGTCTATGCAGGCATGTCAAAGGACAGTGGGCGGGATACTCTGTAAGCCTTGAGCCCTTCCAGATCCTTATTGCCTGCGCGATCTACGGCTTTAGACACAAGAAAGACCGACGTAAACGGATGGTGCAGGATGTCATTGTTTACATCCCTAGAAAGGCTGGTAAATCGACACTGACTGCTCTTATCGCACTTTATGAGCTGGCCTTCGGGGAAGCTGGTGCAGAGGTCTACACCCTCGCTACAAACAGAGATCAAGCCTCAATCGTGTTTACTACGGCTAAGGGCTTCGTCGAAACGTTGCCGCAGGAGATCTCGAGGCTCTTTATTCCCGGCAAGTTCACGATTGTGAAGAACGGCGACAGCCAGAGCATGATGAAAGCTCTCTCCAGAGACACTAAAAAGACTGGAGACGGGCTCAACCCTTCTTGCGCGATCATTGACGAGGCGAGTCAGATCGTAGACAGGAATGCGATTGAGGTCTTGCATTCGGGGATGGTATCTCGACTCAATCCTCTTAGGCTATACATAACGACTGCTTCTTTCACCCGCGATACAAAGTTCTTCGAGGACTTTCAGGTGATGGAGCACATCCTCCATCAGGACGTACCTGATAACCCGCGATGGTTTGGCCTTCTTTACTCGCTGGATGCCGGTGATGATTGGAGAGACGAAAAGGTATGGGCTAAAGCTAACCCGATGCACAATATCTCTGTGTCGCACGATGCAATCGTTGCTCGATGCGAAGAAGCGAAGATTAAGCCCGCTGCGCTCAACGAGTTTCTCTGCAAGACGCTTAACGTTTATGTTTCAGCCGAGACTGCGTGGGTTGACCGTACACATTGGGATGAATCCGTAGGGCTAACAGAGAGAGAACCCGAAGCTGTATTTATCGGATTTGACCTAGCAGCAACACGAGATCTAAACGCGGTTTGTACGTTAAAGCGATTTGCCGAGGACGATTACGAAGCCGAGTGGAAGTTCTTTCTTCCCGAAGATGGCTTTGAATTACTACCCACTCACTATCAAGACATCTTTAGACAAGCAATCAATTCGGGGATCTTGCACATCACCGAAGGTAACGTGATGGACGATAGAGAGATTTCGGCGTATATTATCGCGCAAAGCCAGAAATACGACATAAAAGAAGTAGGCTACGACGCATATAATGCTGCGGCTTTGGTAGCAAGGCTGTACGAAGTCGGAATGCCGGTAAAGAAAGTCGGTCAAGGAATGGCGGTGCTTTCTAACCCGTCTAAGCATGTCGAGCGACTTATCTTAGGCCACAAGATCAGACACGACGGAAACCCATTCTTAGGACATCAACTGGGCAATTGCGAAGTGTTTACGGACGTTCAAGGAAACATTAAGGTCAAGAAAGCCGGTGTGGATAAGCACGCTAAGGTTGACGGCATAATTGCCTTGATTATTGCGATGCATTGCAGTCTGGACAACCCGATGCCTAATGAATCGTACGGATTCAGAGTCTTTTAGGGGTAAAAATGGGCTTATTCGACGTATTCAAGCGTAAAACAGACAAAAAAGAGTCGAATTCGCTCTTTGGCAACACTGTTTTAGGCAACAACGTCATGCTCCGTGGCAAGGGGCAGGGCTACGGTTCTAACCAATTACTCTACGTTACGACCTCTGCGGTTAACGAAGCAGGTCGAACTGTCGATATAACGACACTTGCTAGAAACTCGACTGTGATGGCTTGCGTAGGGGCGAAAGCACGTTCTCTTGCTCAACTGCCCGTCAAGATCATGTCTAAACAGCCTGACGGCACGTTTGTAGACACACAGACCGATCCTAGCGTTCCTGAGCGTGAAAAGAGCCGAGCAGCAAGCGTTCTTAACCTTCTTTCCAGTCCTAACAACTTCCAGAGTCAATATGAGTTCTGGTATCAGTTCACGATGTGGCATGAGCTGGCCGGTGAGACTTTCGTATTACTTTGGAGGAAAGACGCACAGGAACCGACGCAGATTCCGCTCGAGATGTACGTTCTTGACTCGACTTTGATCGTGCCGAGGATCTCAGAGACGCGTTATCCCTTCTACACGCTTACAAGTTCATCCTACGGCTTCAACAAAGACGAGCCACTAAAATACTTTCAGGTGATGCACACGAAGAGCGAGCCGTGGCAAGGCTCCAGTTCGTTTAACCGCTTGCAAGCTGTCGAGTTGGTTTCCTTAGATCAGGACATTGATCTTTACTCCAACTTCATCATGTTGAACGGTGCTAAACCATCTGGTTTGTTCCGCACCGAGCAAGTCATCCCTGATTCAAAGTTCAAAGAGATTGCCAGCAGGCTAAAAGAAGCGTGGACAAACATGCTTAACAGCCAGCCCTCGGATCAGAGCAAGCCGGGGCAGTCTATGTTGTTGGATCAGGGCATGACCTACGAAGCCATCAAGCCTCTCACGCTTCAAGATGTGGATGCTAGAGAGCTTAAGAAACAAACGATGACGCGGATCTGCGGATTGTTTGGTGTACCTCCCGCGATGATCGGAGTCGGTGAGTCGAAGTACAACAACACGCAAACAATGCTGGACGAGTTCTATAAGTCAACGATGATGCCGTTTATCACGAACGTTGAGCAGCGGTTAAAATTGTCGCTGCTAAAAGGCTATCCAAATTTACACGTTCAGTTTCAGACACAAGACTTCCTGAAGGGCGCTCCGCTGGATCAAATGAACTATGTCGTTGCAGGAGTCAAGAATGGGATTCTTACGCAGAATGAGGCCCGCGAATATCTGGGACTTAACTCTCTCGATGGTGCTGATGATCTGTTGCTTGCCGCTGGTGGCGATAGCGCTATTCCCGGCAGCTCTCCGCAAGACACTGGCGGCGGTGGAAACCTTAAAGTGGTGGGTAAAACAGGCAGAGCCGGAAATGCTTAAGGAACTGTTAGAGAAACTCAAGGCGGCGGCAGATAAGAGGAAGCCAAAGCCTAAGTTGGTAGATGGAATGGTTAAAAAGGAACCGATAAATGGCTAAGCAAATCACCTTTTTCTACGAGGCTAAGGTCGAATTAGGCCGTAAAGCCGACGAGGCTTCAGGACCCACGGGTGAAATCGAAGCCACTCTTACGACGTGGGGCGCAAGAGAAGGCGCTGACGGTCGTCGGTTCTTTTACACGCCCGAGGCTTTTGAGGCGTGGCACGAGATGTGGATGGATGAAGGAAGGCCACTTCCGATGTACTTCCAGCACTCTTCCGACATGATGCCTGTCGGTGAATGGTCAAAGTTCGACATTACCGAAGAAGGCATGACCGGCACAGGAAAGATCTTCCTGAACACCACTGCTGGCTCAGATCTGTACACCATCATGAAGGAAAGCCCGAGAATGGTTGGCGGCGTGTCTGTTGGTGCTTATGCCGATGAGTACAGAATGGTGGATGAGAATGGCGAGCCTACAGACGATCCCGACACTTTCTTTCAGATCGTCAAAGGTGGCCTAGCCGAGGTTTCTATCGTGATGCAGCCTAATAACCCAAAGGCTGAGATCAGTAGACTTGAGTATTGGATGGGTACAAAACCCAATCCGAGAACGATTGAGAAGGCTTTGCGTGATGCAGGGCTATCTCGCCGGGATGCGACCGCCGCGTCCGGTGTGTTGAAAGCCATTTTGGAACAGCGTGATGCTGTAGGCGATCAACAAACTGCCACTCAGAGTGAGTCTGATGCGGCGGAGTTGCTGAAAGCGCTCGAATACCGCGAGTTGCTGAAAGCTATTTCAACCCGTTAGGAGATTTCAAAATGTTGGAAAAAGTCATTGAAAAACTGGATGCAATCGAAGCATCTAGCGCTGCCAAATTGGCAGAAACCGCTCAGGCCGTCGAAGTAAAAGTTGCTGAGGCTGTCGAGGCGCTTAAGACCGAAACCGAAGCAAAGATTGCCGCATTAGAGGCAAAAGTTGCCGCTCCTTCGATCATCCGTCCTATTCACAAGACCGTGCGTGGCGAAGCAAATCGTCGCTTCAAAGACGTTCTTAAGGAGTACGTTAAGGCCGGTAACAACATCGAGCGCGAAGTCAAGATCTTTGAATCTGTGGATCAGTGCGAAGCGTACATCAAGGAAGCCTCAGCTCTTACGGCTTCGGGTTACGACGTAGGTGGCCGTACCGCTTACGATCCCGTTTTCGCTGCAAAGCGTCTCGGAAACCCTTTGATGGATCTGTCGCGCATCGTTGCAACTGACGGCTCGGCTTATCAGTTCCGCGTCAAGACCGGTAATGCAGGTGCTCAGTGGGGCTACACCGTTCAGAACAACGGCACACCCACGACTGAAGCCACAAGCATTTGGCAGGTGATCCTTAAGGACTTGAACGCGCAGTTCCCCATCCGTACCGCAGCACTTGATGACATCGACGGCCTTGAGGCTAACGTTGTTGACGATATGTTGATGGAGTTCCAGCAGGCAATGGCAACCTCGATGATCCAGAACAACGATCAGTCGGGCACCGGAACCTCGGTAACGACGGGTGGCGCTGATGGTCTGCGCGGTTTGGATCAGTACGCTGGTGCAAACAGCACCTACACGGGCGGCTCTTGCTCAACAGCTTCGTTCGGCACTTCGGGAACTGCAACCACCAACGGTTTGCATAACCTTGCTACCTACGATCAGCTTACGACCAACGCCAACACGGTTGCAGCTAACAATATCGTCTACAAAGATGTTGTTAACTTCATCTACAGCCTGCCACAGCAGTATTGGACTCCCAGCGCAGCGTTCATGATTAACCCGATCCTGCTTCAGGGCATCCGTGGTCTCGTGGACGATCAGAAGCGTCCGATCTACATCGACGGTCTGTCACGCACTGATGGCATCGTTGGTGAGTTGCTCGGCTTCAAGGTTGCAGTCAACAAGTACCTTGACAACCCCAGCCAGCCCACCACCGGCGCAGCAGGAACTACGTCCTACTATCCAATGTATTTCGGCGACTGGCAACAGTTCCACACCATCGTTATGCGTCTCTCGATGGTCCTCCGTCGCTACGACCAGACGCTCCCCGGTTCGATCACGTTCTACGGCGAGACTCGTGCAGCTACTTCGGTGCGCGATCCTAATGCCGGTGTGCGTTATCGCTCGACTGGTACGGCTGCTTGATAAAAGAGGGCGAAAGCCCTCTCCCTTTTGGAGAGATTATGAAACAGGTTATTTTGGAAGGCTTGAAAAAGGCTCTCCACGAGGGCAAAAGCACTGTCAACCTCGCGGAAGCCTCGGCCCTAACCGGCTCAGGCAGCGGGGTTGGTGGTCGCGTTTATAACGAGGATGTGTTTGCATCGCTTCGTTACTGGAACCCATTTCGGGTTTATGCAAATCAGACAATGACGGCAGACTCGGATATTCAGTTTGTTGTCAAAACAGGTAACGCTGCTAACTCCACAAACCCGTGGGGCTACACGGTTAACGCTAACTCAGGCTCACCCAACATCGCCACATCCATCTGGCAGCTTCCGATGCGTGTTATCTCCGCTCAGATGCCAATCAGGGCTGCGGCGATGGATGACATCAACGGATTAGATGCGGCACTTGTCGAAGATCTCGCAATGGAATTCAGCCAGATCGAAGCCGCGTCAATGGCAATCAATAACGATCAGGCAGGCTCTACAACAACCTCCACAGGCGCTACAAACGGCCTTAGAGGCTTGAAGATGTACGCGGGTACTGCTGGATCATCCGCTGCTTACGGAACGTCAGGAACGGCCATTACAGCAGGCATACACACCCTTAATACCGTGGGTTATACGCACTCAGGTGGTATTGAGTGGGAAAGCCTTGTAGACGTTGCCAGCGCTCTTCCCGGTCAGTTCTGGAGAATGCCCGGAACCGCGTGGATGATGCACCCGACAGCTATTGCGACGCTTAGAGAATACGCTCACGGTGGTAATTCTTATGCACTTGTCGAGACAGGCGAGAAAGACGAAGGCCCCGGTGTAAATATTATGGGCTGGCCGGTAATTGCTAATCCTTATTTGGATGCTCCCGCAATCGGCGCTTCTCCGATCTATCTTGCAAACTGGCCGCGGTTTATGTGGATCGTCGATCACTCGGAGATGACGCTTCAGAGAATGGAGCAGACCCAGCCGGGAACGATTACGATATATGCTGAGAAGCGGATGGTCTCGACCGTTCGTGATGTAACTGCCGGTGTACGTTTGATCGGAACCTAAGATGCCATCCCAACTGCAAGGTAACTTCGGAGCGGGTTCTCGTAACCCGTTCAACTACTCGAAAGTGGTCGCGAGTAATCGAGATCCGATTACTCAATGGCTGACGTTTGAGGAAATAACCAACCAGTTGAATTTGTTTCAGGATGAATCGCAGGACGATTACCTAAGTCAGTTAGAACTCGCTGCACGGATGGCGATTGAGGACTACTTAGGCACCCCGATCTTTAATGTGACTTATCAAGCCTCTTACATGATCTCAGGGCTTATGGCTGCACCCGTAAGTCTTGACCTTCCCGAAGTCTCGCAGAATGGTGTGACAATCAATTGGGTAAAGTATTACACCGACTTGAATCCGCCGACACTTACGACGATTACAAGCTCAAATTATTACTACGACCCGACTGGGAACAAAGTTGTTTTGTTTGAGGTTCCCAACAACATCAACACCTACATGACTGCGCCGATGCTTTGCCAGTACACCCTACAGGGCTCGGTAATCGGTCAGTATCCCGTTGTCAAGCAAGCGGGTCTCATGCTTCTCACTCACTTGTACAACAATCGCTCGGCTACATCTGCTGAGAATCTAAAGCAGATTCCTTTTGCAGTGGATCAGCTTCTTAGACCCTACAAGCCGTTGGTGATGTAATGGTCTTGCGCGTCGATGAGATAAGCATTAATAACCTGTCGTTTACGGTCACTAATTTGGGTGAGCAAACGACAGTCGAGACGCTGTGGTTCAAGACGCGAGCAAAGACTAAGTCGGTTCACAATCGGATTCGAACGCTAGAGAAGTTCAGGCAGTACGACAACATGATGGATTTCATCGTGAACTACACGCCCAACATGAGAACGATCTCGGACAATCAGGAAGATTACTCGGTCACATTTAGAGGAAACAGTTGGCGAATCGCAGAGGTTTTTGAGCACGATGACAGACAGTGGGTTTCGCTGATGTGCTATCGAAACGAACCTAGCGTGGCGGTCTAAGATGGGGCAAAATAGCGCGGTTGTTTATGCTCAAGCGATACAAGCTCAATTGGTCACGGTTTGTACGCCGACACCGGTTTATGCAGTGTTTAACCGAAACTTTGCAAGCGAACCGACCTTTATAACGTGGCAGCTTAGAGATGTTCATCAGCCGGTTTACACAGGTCCGCAGTCTGTGAAGGGTATAGATCGACCGGTGTTTCAGGCTACAGTGTTTGCTCAGTTGATGGCGAATTGTTTTAGTAAGGCGCAGCAGATTGTGGACGCGCTACACGGTTTTCAGGGCACTTTTGGTGGTCTCTTTTTTGTGTCAAAGGTCGATGTTGATTGGCTCTTTCACACATACGACAATGACAGCAAATTAAATCAAATCGTTCTTGATTGCACTTTAGACATTCCTGCGTAGAGGTGAAAAATGGCTCTTCCCAATAAAGTTTTACCCGGCTTTTCAGCCTCCTTGTATTGCCAGCCGGGGGCTACTCCAACCGTTTTAACAACGGCCAATCTTAGCGTTTACGCTTCGACTTCCGCGATTGCTGTCTCTGGCAATCTTGTTCCGGTTGAGGCAATTCCAGCATTTGGTCAAGACGATGCGGTTGCCAACTTTGCAGTTGCTGGCTCGCGTCAATCAGACAAGATTCCGGTTCAGTCTGCACCCACCAGTATGACGGTTGTAGCGGCGTGGAACCCTGCCGACACAAACCTTCTTTTGCTTCGTGCGGATGCTTACAACGGCACAATTGACCGTACGTTCGTGATCTCAGCGACGGATGGCACTAACATTGTGAATTACGCTTTTAATGGTCGCGTATCGCAGTGGACGATTGATCCAGCTCCCGGCGCTGAAGCTCAAGTCACGTTCACCATTCATCCGAGGGGCAATCAATATGGCTGGTCAAACAACACTTGATGAATTAGTAGCGCTGATGGTGGAATTTAGGGGTGACCTTCATGCAATGGCAAAGGGGCATCCCTTTACCCTTCAAGAGGTGGATGCCGCCTTACAGGAAGCCGAAGCCGCTGAAGCTGTCTGTCTCAATGTGATGAGGCAATATGCAGCGAGCGAGTGACGATTTACTGAGCTATCTCATCACGCAGGCCCAGACTGGTGCTAAGAACTGGTTTGGGTACCCGCAACAGCGTCTCATCAACATTGCTCTATGCCATCAGATCGCAGCTAATCATGCTGACTGCATGACACCTGATGAAGTCGTGGACTACGTCCTAAAGCTCAACGATCACATCTTCAAGCGGATCGTCACTAGTGGGCAAAATTGAAGTCAAGGGATTCAAAGAATTTGAGAACTCCCTACTACTTTTAGCCGAGGAATTTGGCACGACCAAAGCTCGTCGCTCTTTGCTTCCTGCGCTCAAATCTTCAATGGAGCCAGTGAAGGCGGCGGTTAAGAGTAGAGCTCCAGTTGACACAGGAAAGCTACAGCTCAAGATCCGCAACGGCGCAAAAGTCGCAACTCGTAAAGACAAAGCCAAAAAATATCTCAATAGAGACACAATCGCTTACGGATTTGTCGATGTTGGTGTCGGCTATCGAGATGAGAAGGGCGAATACAGGCCCGCAGCCGAAGCGATAGAATTTGGCACTGCTGAACAACCTGCAAGACCGTTTATACGAAACTCTTTTCAATCAATGGCATCATCTGCCCTAGATCGTCTGGGATCTCTTATGAGTGCTCATATGGATCTCTGGGCGGCAAAACAACGAGCAAAGGTTAGGAAATGAAAATACAAGATAAATTCGGAAAGTCATTCCAACGACAGACCCACACAGACATTGAGTTTGCAGGACATCTTCTCAAAGTCTATCTTCCGACTCGAAAAGAAATGTTGAGGCTAGAGGAGAAAATTAAAAATCCTCCAGACGCTCTTATCTCAGAAGAGTACGAGAAGCTATACGCCACTTTCCAAAAGCTCTACAAGATTAATCAAAGTGTCGATGCTGAGTTTTTGGACGATGACGTTATTGTCGAGGGTCGAAGCCTAAGAGAGGCGGCGAAATTCAAAGCGCAGGAACTCATGCGAGAGATTGCGTTAGTTAATCTTGTCGGGTTTGAAGAAGGCGACGAAATGTTTGCGCTGTCTTACGAGGACATATCGGATACTTTCTCAGAGGCACAGATCAAACATTTAGTGAATCTGATTCAGAAAGCGGTTAACCCTGATTACGAGACAACGGAAAAAAACTAAAGAGGTCGCTATATCGACAAGTCAGGGCGGCGGCAATCTTTAACGGCCAAAGTCCTGAAGCATTCGATAGCCTTGATGTAGCGACCGTCCGAGAGTTAGAATTGATGTACCGCGACGGCATGATTGGCGCGAGACATAACTTGATATTGATCTCGCATCTGATGACGATTGTTTATAACGCGTTATCTAAGAACCCGATCAAGAGTCGTGATTTCTTCCCGCATCTGGAGGAGTATTTTGTTCCTCCAAACTACATGACAAAACAAGAGCGTGATTTTCTGGCGTTCACTTCGCTACCCGGATTCAAAGCGGAGTTTCTTGAGATATTAGGGGGAAATCGTGGCGGGTAAACTCATAGCAGCCCTACAAGTAGCTCTCGGCCTAGAGAGCGCTAAGTTCGTTCAAGAAGTCGACAGGGCAAAGCAAAAAACCCGTGAGCTAAAAGTATCCGTAGACGTTCTGGGTACGGCTATGGGCGCACTACGAAGCCCAATGTTGTTAGCGGCTGGCGCTGCCACAGCCTTTGCCACTTCCTTTTTCAAAGCAGCCGATGCAGTCAATGATTTTGCCGAGGGATCTGGTCTAGCGATTGAGGAAGTCTTAGCCCTCCAAAGCGCGATGGTGCAAGCGGGCAAAGGCGCAGAAAACGCTGCTCAGATGTGGGACAGATTCTCTACGACGTTGGGCGGTGCTGCTGACGGGCAAAAAGAGCAAGCGGAGTTATTCAAGGAGCTCGGCGTAAACATCGCTGATGCTGGAGGAATGCTTCGCCCTGAGATTGACATCTTTAGAGACCTTACTTCTGTGCTTTCCCAGATGGGACCGGGCGCTGAACGAGCAAGGCTTCAGGTTCAGCTTTTCGGCAAGCAATTTGCCAACGTCGATATTTCTAAGATCGACCAACTCTCTAAGAACACCGATAAGTTCACGGGCGAAGCTAAGAAGGGTGTTGAGGCTATCGGTGAGATTGGCGACGCAATCGACCAGATGACGGAGAAAGCGAAGATAGGTTTTCTTAGTCTTGTCGGCAAGGCTCGTGATGCGTGGACGGGCGTTAAAAAGTTCTTAGGGTTTGGCGAAGAAGAAGCTCCTGCTGCTCCTGTAGTGAATGTTGCTAAAGGCGGCATTCAGTCAGGCACACGAGTTAAGGCAGTAAAAGATACCGAAGCAGAGTCACGAGCTAAGGCGTTAAAGGCTTACTTAGAAAGTCTTGACGCTCAGATTCTCAAACTGCGAGAAGGCGAGGAAGCTGCGCTAAGGTTTGAGGCTGCGAAACAAGGTGGCGCTTCTGGTCTAGAAAGGATGGAGGAAATCATCCGCCTTCGCAGGGAAGAAGCAGAGTTACAAGAACAAATACAACAGTATTCAAAAGAGGCATCGCAAGAATTAGCCGCGATGGAAGATCTGAGAAAGATGCGGCAGGATCAGATCATCAAGGACTATGAAAAACAAATAGAGATAGAAAAAGAAGCGCAGCAAGTCGCTTTAGACGCAATGTGGCAAGCAGAAATTGCTGCAAATAAGAAATTAGAAGAAATGGATCTCACGAAGAAAGAAAAGGACGAGCAATTAGAACTTCTTGAGGATCTTCGGGACGGTTATAAGTCTCTCGGCGCAACTATCGTAGAAGCCTTCATGCAGGGCAAGTCAGCTTCGCAGGCTTTCAAGTCTGCGCTCAGTTCTCTCTTACAGAAACTCGCGTCAAGAGCATTAGATAAGTTTCTTGATGCGATCTTCAAACCCAACATGACGGGTGCGCCTTCGTTGTTTGAGAACTTTATGTCGACGATTCCCGTTATCGGCGGGATCTTTGGCAAGCGAGCCGGAGGTGGCCCTGTCAACTCTGGAAGCCCTTATATCGTGGGTGAAAGAGGGCCTGAGTTGTTTGTTCCTAGCATGTCCGGTCAGGTTGTTCCTAGCTACGCAACAAGCGGAGCAACAACTGTAAACAACTACAACATACAAGCCATTGACGTTAAGTCTTTTGAGGATCGGATTATGGGCAGCAACCGAGCGGTATGGGCAGCTAATGCCTACGCTCAGAAATCACTCTCACCGAGAGGCAGAGCATGAGCTTCCAAACCATCTTAAATATCTCCCAATCCATCACGGTTAATAACCGTCGAATGGTTGGTCAGCAATACTCACGCTCCGGGCAAGTCAGGACAGCGCAGTATGTGACTTCGGTTCCGTGGGTGTTCACGGTTCGCCCTCATGCTTATCTTTACTATCCACAGGTCAGAGACGTTATCCAGACGATTGACAATCTAGATAGACAGACTGCGGCGACAATCACATTCAACACATCAAACCTTCAGTGGTTTACAGAGTACAAAGGTGGTCTTACATCTGGACAGGCTGCTGCCCTTACCCTTGCAAGCGTTCCTGCGCCTAACGCGACAACGATTTCTGTCGGTAATCTTCCCGCTGTCTCAGCGCCTACAGTCGTCTTTGCTGCTGGCGACTTCCTCCAGATAGGCAACTATCCCTACAAAGTCACCACAGAGGTGCTGAGAGGCTCAGGATCGACCGTTAGTGTGACGTTACATCGTCCGGTGATAGGAACTCCCTCGACAGGCACATTAACGGCTGTAGGGGCTTCCTGCACGTTTTCTGTAGTCGCTGAGGTCTGCCCGACTTACACGCTAAGGCCGATGACTAATGGTGCTTTTGTTGATTGGGACTCTGACTTTGTCTTTAGGGAGAATGTCCAGTGAGTACGCCAATGACAGCGCTAAATAGCGCAAGCATTACTCACGGTGAATTTGTAAAACTTACGACATCGACAACAACTTACGCATTTTGTAACGCTGCTGCTCCTATTACGGTTAGCGGCACGACGTTCTCCAATCTGGGAAGTCTCTTGTCTGTTGGTGCAGTCAATCGAGAAATCAAGGCCACATCAATTGATATGGTGATCGGTCTTATAGGCATTGACCCGACAAACGTATCATTGGTCTTAGGATCAAACATCAAGGGCTCGACTGTTGAGATCTGGCGGGGATTCTTCGACTCTAACTACCAGATCATCACAAGCCCTAGCACACAGTTCTTCAAGCGTTATCAGGGGATTGTTTCCAACATCAGCCTGACTGAGGATTGGAACGAGCAATTAAGAAGCAGAACGGTTACAGCGTCGATCTCTTGCGCTTCTTTCCGGGCTATTTTGGAAAACAGGATCGCAGGCATTCGCACGAACGTAAATAGCTGGCAACAACAATACTCGGGCGACACAAGCATGAGTCGAGTGGCAGCGATTGCTGGGCAGTATTTTGACTTCGGCGCTCCACCGCAGTCTGGATCTCAATCAGCACCGGGGTCGGACGTTGTTGTTGGTGTAGAGACAGATATTCAGCGCAAATTAGATACGGAACTTATCGGACGATGAGATACGCGACAAAATACGATCTGCCTCACTTCATTGAGATGATGAAGGCTTATGCAAAAGAAGCCGGTATCAAGGCGCTACAAGAAAATCAGAACATAGATCAGGTTAAAAATCTATTCGATCAAATGATTAACGGTCGAGGATTTGTTCTTGTTGATGACAATCTTCGCGGGTTTTTAGCGGCTTATGTTGGCAGGAACTTTTGGAACCGCCACATAAGAGAGCTTCACGAGGTGGCGTGGTGGGTCATGCCAGAGTACAGAAATACAAGTATCGGCGGGAGATTGTGGTTAAGGTTTAATCAACTCGCTCAATACATGCTGGATCAAAAACGCGTGGACATTGTATGCACAAGCCTGATGCCATCTAGCCCGGAAATAGACTACACGAAATATAAATTCAAGCCCTTGCAAGCGACCTTCTTTCGAGAGTAGATCATGCCAGCATCAATTGTCTTAAGCGCAGTTTATGGATCAATGGCCGCTGCTGGAGCTGCATTAGGATCTATTGGTCTTGCAGCTGCGACCTTTGCAATCAACTTTGCGGTTTCATTTGTCGTTACGCGAGCTTTTGGTAACAAGCCATCGCAGGCTCAGGATATGGGCGCTAGGCAGCAAATGCCTCCTGCTAACAGTAATTCCATCCCTGTCGTTTATGGCAGTGCGTGGCTAGGCGGAACCTTTGTCGATGCGGTGCTGACGACCGATCAAAAGACGATGTATTACGTCATAGCCATAAGTTCTATATCGTCGGATGCGTCTGCAACCTTTACTTATGACACGCAAAAGTTTTACTACGGTGACCGCTTAATCACGTTTGATAATGTAGATCAGACTAAAGTAGTATCCCTGACCGATGGTGCAAGTAATGTCGATGACAAGATCTCGGGCAATCTGTACATCAGTCTTTACACATCTACGAATGCTGGCGTTATTACTCCTGTAAACGGAACCGCGCCTAATGTAACGATGGGCGGATCTGAGATCCCCGCGTCTCTTCGCTGGCCTGCATCTGGCCGTCAGATGAACGGATTAGCGTTTGCAATCGTCAAGCTGAATTACAACGCTGACGCAGGCACGACAGGCCTACAGCCCATAACGTTTTACTGCACACACCTTCCTAAAGGCGGATCTGTTTGTAAGCCCGGAGATGCGTGGTACGACTATATGACAGACGAGCGTTACGGTGCAGGCATGACTGGTCTCGTGGACTCTGCAAGCGCGACAGCTCTTAATACTTACTCGGATCAGACCATTACCTATACGCCTTCTGGCGGCGGATCGGCCACACAAGCTCGCTACAGAATTAACGGGGTCATAGACACGGGAAGGCCAGTATTAGATAACGTTGAGAAGATGCTGGAGTGCTCTGATAGTTGGATGGCTTACAACGCCGCCTCGGGGCTGTGGTCGATCATTATCAACAAAGCCGATAGTTCTACATTCTCGTTCAATGACTCAAACTTGATCGGTGAGGTCAGAGTCTCTGCAATCGACATCAATCAGCAGATCAATCAGATACAAATTGAATTCCCATCTAAAGACAATCGGGATCAGCCCGATATGGTGTTTCTTGAGACGCCTGCGGGCCTAAGGTATCCCAACGAACCTGATAACAGACAAACAACCAGCCTAGATTTTTGCAACAACTCTGTGCAAGCCCAGTATCTCGGCAATAGAAGGCTAGAGCAGGCACGAGAAGATCTCATCGTCACCATTACCTCGACATATCCGGGCATACAAGTCGATGCCGGTGATGTGGTTGATATTACAAACGCAGATTACGGATGGACAAACAAGCTCTTTCGAGTCATGAAGGTATCCGAGGCTACGGTAGATGACGGGAACTTAGGAGCCACATTAGAACTATCCGAGTACAACGCTGACGTTTATAACGACTCAAGCATTACAGCGTTTGCTCCTGCGCCTAACTCCAGCCTGCCGTCTCCGACTTACTTCTCGAGTCTGAATGCTCCGGTCTTAGGCGATCTCGCACCTTCTGCTGCGCCTCCGACATTCTCGGCTACTTGCACGATGCCAACTGTAGGTCGAGTCACTACTGTTACATTGTTCTATACGAGTTCTGCGACTCCTGCTGCAACAGATTGGAAAGTCATTAGCTCTCAAATCTTGAGTAACGGATCGACGTTTGCAAACTCAAGTACGGTTAAGTTTCAGAATCTACAGATAGCCGGTGGAACGTGGTACTTCGCTTTTTCTGTTTCTAACGAGTCAGCTAAGAGCGCACTGTCGGCTACGAGCGCAGCATTTGTGTGGTCGCCTACAGGAATGGCGGGACCTACTGGCGCACAGGGACCTACAGGAAGTCAGGGACCGCAAGGAGATCCGGGGCCACAGGGACCTACGGGAGGTTCTGGCCCGACAGGCGGATCTGGCCTTATAGGCATCGCCTTTATTAATGCTTATCTTGTTCAGTCACAGACCGCATCAACACCTTCTTTCTCAACACCGACATCTGGATCTGCGGTTCCTGCCGGTTGGTCGTCTACGGTTCCCGGTATTTCTATCGGTCAGGTGCTTTGGTATCTACAGGGAAGATACAACGCCAACGCAGTAACGGTAGATGGAGTGCCTGCTAATTCAACAGCGTGGACAGGGCCTATAGCTGCTTCTGTGTTTCAGAGCATCCTTTCTGACAACTACAACGGCACCATTCCTCCGACCTCTTCCAGTTATGGAACGGCAGGTTGGTATCTCGATAAGACCTCTGGCGGTCTATATGCTTCTGCTGCATATCTCAGGGGAGAGATTGCCTCTGGCACCGGAGCAAACCGTATCACGATCAACAACTCCAACAATTTAGAGATTCAGGGCTACACGACTTACGGCGGCACGACTCCGTGGTTCTCTCTCGGTGTATCTGGTTACGACACAAAGATCCTGAGTGTCAATGCCGTTAATTATCCTTATTCGGATTGTGCGGTTCAGTTCTTAGGGGGTGCCTCTGGTCAATTCACACTCAAGGTTCCCAATGGCGCAGGTTCTCCGTTAGTTAAAGGCGCTTACTTCAGTGCATTTGCAGCAGAGGCGCTTGTCGTTGAAAGAACCTCTCCCCTAACGAACGGAAATGCCTCTACGTTTTCTAATGCCAACGGTTATGCAATCAGGGCTTTGACTGGCGGTATTGCTTCTAATGTTTATTACTTCCCGGATACCTCAGCAGGCTTCACGCAGATCCAAAACATCCCCAACAACACGACGACCTTTTTAAGGGGCGACGGTTCGTGGGCTTCAGGCGTTGCCGGGCCTACGGGGCCAACGGGCCCGCAAGGCATTCAGGGCGATCAAGGGATACAAGGAAATCCCGGACCCACTGGCCCGCAGGGCAATACGGGCCCAACGGGCGCAGCGTCTACCGTTCCGGGGCCAACAGGCCCGCAGGGAGCAACAGGCCCTACGGGAGCCACGCCTTCGCTGCCTGATCCGTGGACAAACTCCATCGCTCTCGCTTCTGGTAAGACCGCGTCACTGAGAGGAACATCCTTTGCAGACAACTCGTGGGTCTTTACGAATAGCACCGGTTCCTATGCAACTGGATCTAACATCGTTCTTTACACGAGCGGTGCTGCACAGACGTGGACATTCAACAGTAACGGCAATGCGTATGCTGATGCTGGTTCGTGGGTTAACTCTTCAGACAAAAACGTCAAAGAGAACATCCAGAACTACAGTGGTGGACTTCAGAAGATCCTTGCTTTGCAACCCGTGAAATTCAATTACATCGGTCAGGCGGATCCTCACTTAGGCTTTATCGCTCAGGATGTTGAGTCGATCATTCCTGAAGTGGTTTCGTCTGTTGACACGCCTAAAGGTCAGCGTCTAGGCCTTGCGATGACTGAGATGATCGCTGTGTTAACTAACGCGGTGAAAGAACTAGAGGCAAGGATTGCATCGCTAGAGCAAAAGCCGTAGAATCAAGAAAAGACAAGACAGCCATCGTTCTGCTGGGAGTGCCTAGCGAACGTTAGTTTACCGAGTGAGGGAATATGGCTATTCTTTACTGGCTTCATCGTCACGATGAGCTAAATATGTTTGAAAGTGGTTACATAGGCGTAACCAAAGATCTTGCTGCGAGAATGCGTTCTCATAAGCATAAATTCAAGAAAATATGGGAGCAACTTAAGCTAACCATTCTTGTGATCGGATCTTCTGATTACTTATTTGACCTCGAAAAAAAATTACGACCACAAAAAAGAATTGGCCTGAATTTGGCTAGAGGCGGCTTCGGAAACAATCAAATGATTGGCGAAGAAAATCCAAATTGGGGCAAGAAAGGAAAATTAGCTCCTCGTTTTCAAGGATGGTATATAACGCCGCTCGGTAGATTTGAGTCGCCAGAAGAAGCCGCAAAAATTCATGGCGTTAATAAAACAACTATCAGTAGAAGATGTAGGGGTCGAATCGTTAACGGCGTAAAATTGCAGCCTCATGCCGGATACGCATTTGAGCGGAAAGGCTGGGTAAAAGCATAGCTATTTTTAATCGCAATACGCTGACACAGGTCAGCGGCTTTAACAATCAGATTATTGCTGGTGAGCTGGTATACAACCAGAAAACTTACTGGAATCTGACGCTCAACAATGAATCGGGTTCGCCATTCAACCTCACGGGCGCGACCATCACAAGTCAGATCATCCGTAGACAACTCTCAAACGTCAGAGACTCCAGATACGGCCTGACATTCGACATTTCCGATTACACGCCAGCTCCCACTCCAGTAAATCTCACGATCACGAATCAGAATCTGTCTGGTGGATCGTTTACTCTCGTCATAGATGAGGCTGCGTGGTCGGTGCTGTCAACAGATGTACAACTAGACATTAACGCTAACAACCCTGTCGGTTTTTCTGGGAACATCACGATAGCAATTCCTGCTAGCGGATCTACACCTGCTCAAGACCTGATTGTCTTTTTGTTGTTCCTTGTCAGATCCAACGGGGTGACAAATTGAGCGACGTTAACCTTACTATCACTGGCGGCACACAGGTAACACTGATTGTCGATCAGGGCGTTATCGGCCCGACAGGCCCTGCGGGTGCAGGAGCGGACATTCCTGTCTCCAATGCTGGCACACAGATCACGTCAGGACTCACATCTCTTAACATCACAGGCCCCGGTGCTACAGCGACAGCAGTCGGTGGTGATGTCACAGTCACGATTATTGGCGGCGGAGCTACGGGCCCCACCGGTGCTCAAGGCCCCACAGGCAGTCAAGGACCCACGGGTCAACCCGGGCCTACCGGTGCCGCCTCTACAGTTCCCGGACCTACGGGCAGTCAAGGACCGACTGGAAACCCCGGGCCAACAGGCCCCGCATCAACTGTTCCCGGACCCACCGGCAGTCAAGGCCCTACTGGAAGTCAGGGACCAACCGGTGAGGCGGGCCCAACTGGCAGTCAAGGAAGTATTGGCCCAACGGGAAGCTCCGGACCCACTGGAGGCCTCGGCCCGACCGGTGCTCAAGGAAGTACCGGAGCCACTGGGAGTGTTGGCCCTACGGGCCCCACAGGGCCTGCGGGGGGTGGCGGAAGTGCTATCTCGGTATCAGATGAAGGCACTCAGCTAACAGCGAGCGTCACATCCTTTAACTTCACGGGCTCTGGTGTCACGGCTACCGCTGCTGGTAATGCGGTTACAGTAAACGTCTCCGCGGGGGTTGGGCCAACCGGTCCTACGGGCGGCGGCGGTGCTCTCGGTTACTGGGGTTCTTTCTACTCCGATACAACACAGACGATTGCATCTACAACCACCGCTTACGCGATCACGCTTAATAACACTGATCCTAATAGCTCTGGTGTAAGTATCGTCTCCGGCTCAAGGCTGACGTTTGCTTATGCGGGTGTTTACAACATCCAGTTTTCCGCGCAGATTGATAGAACGTCTGGATCTGGGACGGACACTGTAGAGATCTGGTTTGCAAAGAATGGCGTAAACATTTCCGAATCGTCGACGAAAGTAACGATCACTGGAAGTGCGGCGCAAGCAAAAGAAGTAGCGGCGTGGAACTACATGCTTCAGGTCGCGGCTAACGATTATGTTGAGCTGTACTGGCAAGCAACAAATGTAAATATTGCACTCTTAGCCGAGCCGGGACAAATTAACCCTGTACGTCCTGCTGTGCCATCAGTCATTCTGACGGCTCAACAAGTGATGTTTACGCAGCTCGGCCCGACCGGTGCGACGGGCGCTCAAGGCGCACAGGGCATTCAGGGAGTGACCGGCCCAACCGGCAGTCAGGGAAATATCGGCCCCACCGGAGTGCAGGGCCCCACCGGCGCACAAGGCCCGACGGGTGTGGCTGGCCCGACTGGCAGTCAGGGACCCACGGGAGAAGTCGGCCCAACCGGGGCGCAGGGAAATATTGGACCCACAGGTAGTCAGGGAGCGACCGGCCCGCAAGGCGAGATAGGCCCAACCGGAAGTCAGGGCCCGACTGGCGCTCAGGGCAATACGGGCCCCACTGGTGCTCAGGGCGATATTGGACCCACCGGAAGTCCCGGGCCAACGGGCAGTCAAGGACCCACCGGCGTACAGGGACCTACTGGAGCACAGGGCCCTACTGGCAGTCAAGGCCCGACCGGGGAAATTGGCCCCACGGGTGTACAGGGCCCCACGGGCGCGGCTTCTACAGTACCGGGACCTACGGGGGCCACGGGCCCGACAGGTCCCTCTGGCACAGGCACTAATATCTCGGTCTCAGATGATGGCACCCTACTAACGTCTGGTGTAACTTCTTTTGACTTTGTTGGTGCTGGCGTAACGGCAACCGCAGTAGGAACGGCAGTCACGGTAACGATCAGCGGAGGTGGTGGTGGAGGCGGTACAAGCTATGCCACTTATACTTACACGGGCAACGGCTCCACGACGACCTTCGCAGTAACGAGTGGCATTACGGTTAATAACGTCCTCGTGATGGAAAATGGGGTCGTACAAGAGCCTACGCAGGATTACACCGTCTCTGGCTCTAATGTGGTCTTTACGACTGCACCTGCTAGCGGGGTTGAGATTCAGATCCGCGTACTCGGCGGAGGCGGCGGCGGTGGATCTGGTGTTATTGCAGAGAATCAGCAAACGATTTCAAGCAATTATTCGGTAACTTCGGCATATAACGGCATGAGCGTTGGCCCTGTCACGATCAACACAGGGGTTGCTGTAACGGTAGGAACAGACCAGCGTTGGTTGATTTTTAGCTAAGGATTAGACATGAGCAACTTAAAAGTTCAGGGTAACGCCTCTGGCGCTGGTACGCAGACCCTGCAAAGCGCAAATACATCTAGCAGTGTTACGGCAACGCTTCCAGATCTGTCTAGCAACTTTTCGTTAGGGTTTCTAAACGTACCGGTAAGCTCAACGACGACAACACTTGTTGTTGCTGATGTCGGCAAAGTAGTTTCGTTATCTGCCGGAATTACGATCCCCAACTCGACGTTCGCGGCTGGTGATGTTGTCTCGCTTTACAACAACACCAGCGGCAATCTGACGATCACGACGTTAAATCAAATTGCAACTGCGTATGTAGCAGGCACGAATACGAACAGAGGCGGCGCTTCCGGATCAAACCTAACGCTTGCAACTCGCGGCGTGGCGACTGTCTTGTTCATCAGCGCCACTGAGTGCGTCATCACCGGAAACGTGAGCTAAGCCATGACCGGGATCATGTTGAATTTGTTGGGCGGCAGAAAGCCATCCATTACCGCGCATTTTCTTGTTGTGGCTGGCGGTGGAGGTGGTGCAAGCGGAAGCTCTGGTGGTGGCGGTGGTGCCGGGGGTCTTAGGACATCGTGGGGTTCTACATCCGGCGGAGGCGCTAGCGCAGAGAGCGCGTTAAATCTTGCCTTAAATACTGCTCACACGCTAACGGTTGGAGCTGCTGGTTCAGGCGGATCAAGCAGCAACGGAGGAACTGGCGGCAACTCGGTTTTTGCGACCGTTACTTCATTGGGTGGCGGGGGTGGCGGTGTTGCTGCTGGTTCTTTTACCGGCCCTGGAGATCCCGGCGGTTCTGGAGGAGGTGCGTGGCCCGGAGCGAATGGTGGTAATGGAACGGCAAATCAAGGTTACAACGGAGGAAATGGGATTATCCCATTTGCAAGCCCTTACCCATCTGGCGGCGGCGGCGGCGCGGGGAGCGTTGGAGTTGCCGCTTCCGGAAGTCAATGCGGAAATGGTGGAAATGCTTTAGCCGTCGATATAACCGGGTCGTCTTTAGCCTATGCCGGTGGTGGTGGGGGCGGGGCAAATACTGTTTATGGCGGAAGCCCCGGTGCTGGTGGTGCCGCAGGCGGATCTACGATCGGCGGCAATGGAATGGCTTCAAACCAAAGCGGCATGACCGCTGGAGTTACAAATAGAGGCGGCGGTGGTGGTGCGTCTGCCGTTACCGGGGGGGCCGGTGGTGCCGCTGGTGGTTCTGGCGTGGTAATTATTCGCATCCCGTCCACAAGAACCGCTACGTTTTCAGCCGGTGTTACGCAAACATCTGCAGTTGTGGGAAGTGACCGGGTCTATACGGTCACCGCAGCAGGTGTCTCTGACACCGTTACATTTAGTTGAGGTACAGCATGGCTCATTACGCAATGCTTGATGAGAACAACGTGGTCGTACAGGTCATCGTTGGCAAAAACGAAGATGAGACATGGAATGGTCAGCCGATGGATTGGGAAACGTATTACGGTGGCAAACGCACAAGCTACAACACCGTTGGCGGTGTGCATCTGAACGGCGGCGTTCCATTCCGAAAAAACTACGCCACGATTGGCGGTACATACGACCCAGTGCGGGATGCGTTTATTCCACCAAAGCCTAGTGATGATGCAACGCTTGATGAAGCGACATGTCAGTGGGTTGTGCCGAGCATAGGCGCTGATTCCGTTTAAGGATTAAGTCATGACCACAAAGATCACGAATGCCAACATTACAAACACTGGAGTCACTGCCGGTTCGTATACCAACGCCAACATCACGGTAAACGCACAGGGTCAGCTTACTTCAGCCAGTAGTGGCTCTAGTGGTGTCTCGTGGCAGGCAGTACAGACAACAGGATTTACTGCCGTTTCTGGGCGGGGATACCCTTGTAATACGACCTCAGCAGCCTTTACCGTGACCTTACCTGCAAGCCCTAGCGCGGGTGATCTGATTACGCTTGTGGACTATGCGGGAACGTGGGATACGAATAACCTGACGATTAGTCCTAATGGAAATAAGCTGAATGGACGGGTTGCAAACGGGACGCTTTCAACGGAAAGAGGCGCAGTAAATCTTGTTTATGTGGACTCCACGCAAGGTTGGGTGTCTTATGCGTCTAATCTTGCGACATCTATCGCCCAAACTTTCACAATTCAATATCTCGTCATTGCTGGCGGCGGTGGTGGTGGCGGTTGTCAACTTAATGATGCAAACCCAGAAGGCGCTGGTGGCGGAGCTGGTGGTTATCGCTCAAGCATATCGGGTGAATCATCTGGCGGCGGCGCAAGCGCAGAGTCAGCGATAAATGGAGTCTTAGGAACTCCTTATACGGTAACAGTTGGGGCTGGCGGTACAGGATCATCAGACCGTTTTATTCGCGGAGCAAGCGGAGCTAATTCTGTTTTTTCCACCATTACATCAACAGGCGGTGGTGGTGGCGCATCACGGTATCAAGCTGCTGCCACTGGGGGTTCTGGCGGAGGCGGCGCTTCGTATACGGAAGCAAGTAGCACTGGAGCGGCCGGGACCGCGAATCAAGGTTACGCAGGAGGCAACGGCAATTCAAGCTATCAAAGCGGTGGTGGTGGTGGTGGTGCTGGTGGTGCCGGAACCAATGCTTCTGCATCTGGAACGGGTGGTAATGGTGGCTCTGGCGTTGCCAGTTCGGTTACGGGGTCGTCGATTACAAGAGCAGGTGGCGGTGGTGCGGCTGGAGGAACTGCGTCCGGTGGTGGCGGTGCGGGTGGCGTAAACAGCGGATCAAATGCTGTCAGTGGAACCGCTAATTATGGCGGCGGTGGTGGCGGTGCAGGACGATATAACAGTGCCGGAGGTGGTAATGGCGGTTCTGGTGTTGTGATTTTGAAAGTTCCTGATGGATACAACGCCACATTTTCTGGTGGCGTTACGCAAACATCCACGGTTGTTGGCGGGTTTACAATTTACACCATCACTGCAACTTCAACGACCTCAGAAACGGTCACATTTAGCTGAGGCTTTATATGGCTCACTTTGCAAAACTTGATCAAAACAATGTGGTGGTCTTTGTCACTGTTGGCCGCGATGAAGATCACGAAGATGAACTAACGGCTCGTACAGGCGACGTTTACAAGCAAACAAGCTACAACACTAGATGCGGCGTCCATTTGGTCGGCGGAACGCCGTTTCGCAAAAACTACGCAGGCATCGGTTACACCTACGATTCCCAACGGGACGCGTTTATTCCACCCAAACCAACACCAGACGCAGTATTAGACGAAGCAACTTGCCAGTGGATTGTTCCTAGCATGACTAGCGCGGATTCTGTAGGCGCAGATTCTATATAAAACAATGGATACGACATGAAAATATGTGTTAACGCAATATCAAAAAACGAAGCTCAGTTTGTAAAGCGTTTTTACGAGTCGGCCAAAGATGCCGACTTAATCATTCTTGCTGACACAGGCTCAACAGATGGAACCGCTGATCTTGCTAGAGAGTGCGGTATTACTGTTTACGACATCTCAATCATCCCGTGGCGTTTTGACCTAGCAAGAAATGCTGCTCTAGCTTTAGTGCCTGCCGACGTTGATGTAATCGTCTCCTTAGATCTTGATGAGGTTCTTGAGCCCGGATGGCGCGAGGAAATAGAAAGGGTCTGGACTCCAGAGACTACAAGACTTAGATATAAATTTGACTGGGGTCAAGGCATTTGCTTTTACTACGAAAAGATTTTCGCAAAGAAGGGCTACAGGTTCCACCATAGTATTCATGAATACCCTAGACCCGACCTCCGCATCAAAGAAGTCTATGCCCAAACAGACATGCTTCTCGTGTCTCACCATCCCGATCCCACTAAGTCACGAGGGCAGTATCTCGACCTTCTAAGAATGGCCGTCAAAGAGGATCCTAGATGCCCTAGAAACGCTTTTTACTTCGCCCGTGAGCTTACCTTCTACCATCTCTGGGATGAGGCTATAGACGCTCTAAAGACGTATCTGAACATGCCAGAAGCAACGTGGCCGAATGAGCGCTGTTATGCGATGCGCCTTTTAGGGAAGGCTTACGATCACAAACTCAACGGTTGGGAAGCTCTCAAGTGGTTTCGGATGTCCATAGCCGAGGCTCCGGGAACTCGAGAGCCGTGGGTGGATGCTGCGATGTCCTACTACACGAAGTCGATGTGGAGAGAGTGTTATCACGCAGCGACGATGGCTTTAGAAATAAAAGATAAAGAGCTTGTCTATACTTGTGACCCTGAAGTTTGGGGATTTAAGCCACATGACTTAGCAGCGATTTCTGCTTACAATTTAGGCTACACAGACGAAGCCATACGACACGGGACCGAGGCAGTCAGACTGTCTCCTAATGATGAACGGCTGATTAGGAATCTCGACTACTATGGAAAGTCAAAATCTGATTAACGGCCTCTTCGGTGTTTTATGTGCCGTAGCCGGTTGGTTCTTCCGTGTTCTGTGGGAAGCCCAGAAAGATCTGCAAAAGGATCTAGGTGAGTTGGAGAAGGGTCTACCCCATACTTATGTATTAAAGTCTGATTATCAGCAAGACATTACCGAGATCAAGATCATGTTAAGCAGGATCTTTGACAAGCTCGATGCCAAAGTTGATAAATAATGGCGTGGTCAGACGTTCTCAAGGCTGTCATCCCTATCGTAGTGGCTGCGCTTGCGTGGCTGCTCGGTCAGGTTGCATCTTTCTCTGAACGTCTTACAAAGATTGAAGGCCAGATGCCCGCGTTGATTACCAAAGAAGGTACGCCAACGGATTCACCGATCAGTGCCGAGCGTAGACAGATTCAGAAAGAACAGATCATGCAGCACATCAACGAACTGCAAGTCAAAGTAAGGCTTCTTGAGGAACGGGAGCGTCTAAAAGGGAGTAAATAGTGCTATCTCTACTTTCCACTCTCGGCGGTCTTTTAATCTCCGGCCTCCCCAAACTTCTCGACTACTTTCAAAACAAAGCCGATCAAGCGCATGAGCTTGAGCTTGCAAGAGTTCAGTCCGAGCGTGAGTTAGCCTTAGCGAAAGAAGGTTTTTTAGCTCAACAGAGAATCGAGGAAATAAGAACTGATCAGATAGCAATGCAGACTGATGCACAAATGACCGTGGCTGCGCTAGATCATGACAAACAGATTATTGAGAAATCGAGTAAGTGGGTCGTAAATTACATTGGCACAGTCAGACCTAACGTCACTTATCTGCTGATTCTTGAGCTGATCGCGGTGAATGCGGTTCTTGCTTACTATGTCTGGAATCATCCCCATTTAGTTCAGTCGATGGAGGATCTCATCAAGGTTGCGGAGATCATCTTTAGTGACGATGAAATGGCAATGCTCGGCGGCATCATCGGCTTTTGGTTCGGGTCGCGCAGCTGGAAGAAATGAAAACAGGGCAGGCTGGCATCGACTTAATGCACAGGTTTGAGGGATGCCGTCTAAAGCCTTATTTGTGCCCTGCAAGCCTCTGGACGGTGGGGTATGGTCATGTCCTATATCAGGATCAGATAAGGCTCCCCAATGAGCGTAAAAACGGCTACACAGGCATTCTTAGGAAGGAATACGCACTTAGCCCCGGCGATAGTAGAGACTGGTCGAAAGCGGAGGTCGATAGCCTTTTTGAGAGCGATCTCCAATATTTTGAACGCGGTGTTCTTAGAATGTCTCCTAATCTGGCTAGCAGTCAGTCACGCTTTGACGCTGTGGTCAGTTTTGCTTACAACGCTGGATTAGGAAATTACCAGCGGTCTACGATCAGAATGAAGAATGATCGCGGTGATTGCGAGGGAGCGGCTAAGGCTTTTATGATGTGGACAAAGGGAGGCGGAAAAGTCCTTCCCGGTCTTGTTAAGCGTCGCGTCGCTGAATCTTCTCTTTATGCAAGCGGGTGAGGGCTTCTTTCACCATCTCACCCACTGCCTCCCCGTGGTGTCTCGCAATCTTTTCTATCAGCGGTAACCGAGCCGCACGAGGCTTCGATAAAAGCCAGTGAGCCCAATCTTGTACGACATACGGCATAGCAGCCTCATAAGCCTGCGTAATCTCCGATCTGTCACTGGACTTCACCGCTTTGATGATCTCCAGCCAGTGCCCACGCTCTAAAGGCCCGGTGCTTTTCAATAGTGTCTGGGCACTCTGTGGAGGGTGGTCTCCAGCCGTGTTCTCGCCAGATCTCCTCAACAGGTCTGAAGGTTCGTGGGGATCGTTGGCTTTCAATGAGTTCCTTCCAGTTCATAGCTTCTCCATTAAATTATCCACTTCGTTCAGAAAATTAACAACGTCCGTTTCAAGACTTTTAATATCCTCATCAGACGGCTCAAAACGCACCACAAAGAGCTGTAGTCTCTCGGGCAGTCTAGGATCAAAGGAAACGAAATCGACCCATCTACGGCCCGTACAAGCCATCTGAGCCAGCATTTGATTCTTGTAGGTTGTAGGCACTTCGCCCGCAGTCAGATAAGAGATGTGCGTCGAGGTCTTAGGACACTTTATTTCGATGAGCCCGTCACCAACAAGACCATCAGGCGACGCTGCAAAGTTATGGATCGTCGGATGATCCACAATAGCAACCTGCTCCACCCACCTTTCGGTTCGTATCTGATACGCAGCTCTTGCAAGTGGCTCATTCAGTGTCCCCCACTCCATATAACTGTTTGTAAATGTCTCGGCTACCGTTCCTGTCAGTCGTTCCGCGATGATGTCTGCAATGTAATTCGATCTAGTAGCCGTACCCTTTTTAGCTCGCGCATCTGAGACACGGGAAGCTGTCACCTTCCCTAGTCTTGCAAGCCTCCACTCCTCTGTTCCTTGTTCCATCAGAATGCGGGCTCTTCAGACTTATTTTTCTGCCCGAGCATCTGCATGATGTCCGCAACGACTTCAGTCGTGTATCGGTCGATGCCTTGTTTGTCTGTCCACTTCCGAGTCTGGAGTCGGCCCTCTATGTAGATGGGCTTTCCCTTATCAATGTACTTCTCGATGATCTCTGCCAGCTTCCCGTAGGCGACAACACGATGCCATTCTGTTTCTTCTTGCTGCTCGCCTTGTTTGTTCTTCCAGCGGTTTGTGGTTGCCAGACTTAAAGTCGCTACGGCTGAACCTGACTCTGTGTAACGGCACTCAGGGTCTTTGCCTACGTTACCAATCAACATAACTTTATTTAGTGATGACATCTAAGATTCCTCGTTCAAATAACAATCCAATCGTCTTTCTGTGTGCTTCTTCCCACGCAAGTCTTTTCTCTTCTTTGCCTGCACCTCCTTGATCTATTTGCATGTGACACCGATAACATAAAGCCGCGACCCGAAAGTCATGTGCCTTGATGCCGGTTCCTTTACCGTCTTTTTGTTGATTAGAGTGAGCGGCGACAACTGTTCCATCCTCGACACCACAAAGCCCGCAGGGAAGTTCTCTGCAAGCCTCTAGGAGTTTCTTAGACCGCCAGTTCATTGCGTGTTCCTAATGTCGGCTCGCATGTTTGCCTGCTCAGACCTCCAGATCTCGATCCTTGCTTGCGCTGCAATCAGATCCCACCGTAACTTCTCTTCGATCTGCACAGCAGCCTCTAATGCTTTTAAGAGCTCCAGATACTCCGGGTGAGCGTAAGCATCCCTTTCCTGAGCCCCTAAAGCGTTTTCAAGACTAGCCTTCATCAAGATAGCCTTCTTAGACTTCCTAAACTCCTCGAGATAAACACGTTGGGCTTTAGCATCAGCAAACTGTCGAGCATGTTTAAGAATGTAATCAACGGCTTTGTGCGGGTCTTTCATACGGCTATGAATTGATGAATAGGAATATGAACACAAGGAACAACATCATCGGGATCTCCTCTGTCTGTGCGGCCTCCGGGCTTAATTGTGTAACCGGGGCGAAACGTCCAATACTTCATCGTGTCTGACCACTGGACGACTAAGAGCGCCAGTCGTTGAGAGGCGTTTTGTATGTTGATGCCAGCCTCAAACTTCGCAAAGTCCAACATGTAGGTGTTGTAGTCCGTTGACTTACAAGTTCTCGTTTTGACTTCGATCCATCTCACGAGCTGACCGTTCTGGTAAGCAGCAAAGTCCATTTCGTAGAATTTGGGAAGTCGATAAATGTCGTAGTGAAAGCGATCAGCAAATGCTTGTGCAGCAGCTAGCTCTCGCTTTCTATCAAGTTCTGTTTCGTAAACAGGTCTCACAGTCCTAACTCCTTCTTGCGTTTGTCTTTGGCTGCTTCAATTTGTTTTACAAGGTCAGGCGATTTCTTGTGCTTGATAAAAACTTCCTCATAAACCTTTCTGAGATCTTCTTTCTTAGCACTCGCGATCTTCTCAAGATCCTTGTCAAAGTTGGATTCAGACATTACTTCGTGAGTCTGATTCTCACTGTCGTTATCGCCCTCTGTTGGGATGCAAAAGGCCTGCATGAGAGCGTACTTGTAAGCCGCTGACATTGCTTTATTAGTTGCCTTATCACCTGAGTCCATAGCCTCGCCAATCGTCGATATAACGTGGCTAGAGCCATCTTCGCCGGAGACTAAAGCAAACTCCATTGAGACGGTGACATAGAACAAAGCAGTCCCAGACTTATTGACACGCTCGACAACCTGACGGTCTGTAACGCGAGGGAGGATGCACAGTTTATGCTCCGCAAGGATGGGAGCCATTGCGTTATAGACATCGTCAATACCGCGAAACTGGTATCGCTGCGCCTCGTTAGTCCTCTGTTTGGCAATCCCTGCTTTGGAGATCGCACTCATCACTTTGCTTATTGCTTCGTAAACTTTCTGCATATCGTTTTATCCTGTAAAAACGTTCTATCTTATGAAGAGGAACATC